AAATGTCTAGGTTTGTAAAGACTGAAGTACCTGTACCTGTAATCTTTCCTGTTACATTAATAGGATGTGAAAAATCAAACTCATCGTTTGTAGTATCCCAAAGAATTGTAGCATCGTTAGACGCATCTACAGCATCTTGAATAGTAAGACCTGCACCATTAGCAGAGCCTGAAGTATCTCCTGCACCTTTGTTAAGTGTTATGTTTTTATCTTCGACATCAAGCGTTGCAGTATTTAGAGTTGTTGTATCTCCTTGAACTGTAAGATTTCCTGCGATTACAACATTAGAATCTGCTGTCAATACGCCAGTAACATCTAGTGTTCCTGCTATGTCTATATTGTTTGCAAGTTTAGCACCTGTGACTGCATCATCAGCAATGTCACCTGTAGCGATTGTTCCGTCTACTATCTTTGCACTTGTAATTTGACTGTCTGCAATGTGTGCTGTGTCAATAGAGCCATCAACATATTGGTCAGAGTCTACAGAGTTTGCAGACATGTGTATTAAGTCAATACTTCCATCTACATACATTTGAGAATCAATAGCATTATCAGCTATCATAGATTGTACAATAGCGTTATCACCGATTACAAAGTCTAAAGTGTTATCTGCATCATCGTATGTAACTGCAATACCTGTTTCAGTATTAGAAGCTACCATAGCTCCAACAGTATCTGATATGGTTTCTGCTAAAGTAACACCAGCAATAGTAATTGCATCAGCTTCTAAAGTACCATCAATGTCTGCGTTACCTGATATATCTAAGGTTGCCGCATCTAGTTCACCACTAATAGTAATATTCCTACCACCAGTAATGTCTTTGTTTGCATCTGTTATAATAGCTTTACTTGCTATAACTGTTCCGTTAGTTATACCATCTATTAAGTTTATGTCTGCCGCAGTAGCTGTAACACCGTCTAAGATGTTTAATTCTGCAGTTGTAGAAGTTACACCGTCTAACAAGTTAATTTCTGCAGCAGTGCTTGTAACACCGTCTAAGATATTAAGTTCGGCTGCTGTGGATGTCACTCCATCTAATATATTTAGTTCAGCAGCAGTTGAAGTAACTGTTGTGCTATTAATGGAAAGTGCATCAGTTTCTAAAGTACCGTCAATATCTACATTACCTGATATATCTAAACTAGCTGCTGCTATTTCACCACCAACTGTAAGTGTAGAAGCCATATCAACTGCACCGTCTATATCAACAACATCAAGATTTGTAGTTCCATCAACATCCAAGTCACCATTAAAGTCTACATTACCTGCTACTGTAAGAGTTGTAGCCATGTCTACAGCACCGTCTATATCTACTACGTCTAAATTTGTTGTACCGTCTACATCAATGTCTCCAGAAATATCTAAACTTGTACCAGTTAGTACTCCTGTAACACCTAAAGTTCCAGCTACTGTAGCGTTTGCATCTACATCTAAAGTATCAATATGTGCAGTTCCATCTATATAAAGATTTCTCCACTCTTGTGTAGAGCTACCTAAGTCATAAGTATTATCATCATCTGGAATAATGTTAGAGTCTACATCAGCACCAAATACAACATTGTCAGTAGCTGCATCACCCATAGTGATTGTACCACCGTTAAAAGTTGTAGTACCTGTGACTGTTAAATTACCACCTACTGCAACATTACCTGTAGTTGTAATGGTATCTGTATATGTATCTTTGAATCTTAAACTTGTTGTACCTAAATCTATATCACTATCTGTAACAGGTATAATAGCTCCATCAGCTATGTATAGTTGTTGTACAGAACTACTTGATACTTGTACATAAAATTCTATAAAGTTATTTGTAGTATCTATTAGTACTTTATTGTTTGGAGATGTTTCACCTGCATCACCAATTAATCCTATAACAGGACCCTCTGCTGCAGTACCGTCATGTTTATGACCATTTATATTACTGAAAGCATTAAAAAGTTGGTTGTACTCATTATTAAATAAAGCAGCAGTAATTGTATCTCCGTCTGCGAATGTACTTTGTCTTGTATAACCTGCCATTGTTTTTATCTCCTACCTGATGGAATGTAATCTATGTATAATCCGTTTACTGTATAAGGTGCATTTGTATCGTTTGTTAAAATTCTAAAACTGTTTGAATAACCACTACCTTGAAGTGGTAATCTAACTAAAGGCTGCTCTGATGCTCCAAACTTTGCAGTGCCAAATATAGTTGAAGAATTACCAAAAATTGATGGGGCTGGTACAGAATCTAATATATAATCTTCTGGTTGTGGTGTTTCATTACTATCGTAATCAAATCTTACTCTAACTATAGGTTGAACTTCATTTTCAGGACCTATAGAAAGTTTAACATAGTGTAAAGTTTTTAAAGTTCCAAAGTCACCATAATCATAATCAGGTGTTTGATATCTAGCATCTACTACATTTCCATCAAAATTATCACCTGAATTATGGACATGTACATAACCGTCTGTATCTCCATGATAATATTTTTCAATACCGTTTGTATCAAAACCAGAACCTATAGACGTAACTTCTATTCCTAATGTTTCAGACCATTCAAAACCATTAGGTCTTAATGTACCTATTATACCCTTTTGTGTAACATTTGTCAATAGTTTGTCTGTATAAAATAATCTATACTGTGATTTTTCACGAAGAACAATACTATTTATAGTATATTTATTGATGTTTTGTGCTAGTTCTGTTAGAATAGGCTGTATAGCTTTACTAACAGTTCCTAACTCAACGTCACCAATTCTTGCTGTACCTGCTACAGTTCTTAATCCGTCTGGTGCTAAAAATAATAAGTCACCACCAACTTCTTGAATACTGTAACCACTTAAACATCCTACGTTTTCTGCAACTGGAACAACTGCTGTATTCTGACTATCGTTTATATTTATAAGTTTATGAATACTATTTTCACAGAATATAAATAAGTCTTGACGGAATCCTCTAACTCCTACAACTTTATCTGATATAGTTACTGAACCTGCTCCAGAACCTGTAAAGTCTGTAGGGCTGTTGTAAACACTATAAAAAACTGTATTTTCATTATCTTCTACCCCAGCAGCTATTAAGTGATGGTCATGTGAAGTTACAAAAGTAACATGTTTAGTTCCTGTTACTGTTACTTCTTCTGTAAAAAATGTTCTAGTATTTAAATCACCGGTGCCTTCCATTCTAAAACTAAAAGGCTTATTAGCTCCGTCAGCTATAACTATTTTACCATAGTCTTGTGCAGCACCTTCAAACATTGCAAACTGACATTGTCCTTGCCCAGTTCTTGCAGTAGCTGACTTACCTGTAAAAGTTGAATAGTTATCACCACTACTTGCAGATAGTTTATTTATTTGAAGGTATGTAATACCGTCCTGTGTAAAATAAATATTAGTACTAGCACAGACTATTACTCCATCTGCATAAGGTATAGTTCCTAATATATCTGTTACTCCACCTGTGGGTTGAACTGCATTATCTCCACCAAACTTATGAAAACCATTAATACGTCTATATCCACCTTCAATAGATACTTCATAGTTTTGTAAAACTGTAGCAACTCCGGGTGTACGTAACAAGTCTATAGAGTTAGCTGATGTTACTAAGCCACCTGCACATGCTACGGTAAAAGGTTGTGAACGTGCCATATTTTAAAAGTAAGTTCTATCGTCTGTCATATACTTTGGAGCTGGATTCATAAGATTTGATTTCATATGTTTCATACCTTTTTTATAATCATCCAATGCGAAAGCTGCTTGTTGTGGGCTTTCTTTAAACTGCCAAATGTAATAACGACTTCTAGCTGTTATTATATTACTGTACTGCTCTGGTAAAGTGATTGTGTCATCATATGCTGATAACGCAGTCGGTCTTACGAAAGCATAAAAGTGTATATTATAAACCTTATCAGGTATTGGACTTAATCCAAACTTTCTATTGTCAGGAGACTTAATTACAAATCTAGGTTCTCCATGGTTTTGAGTATCTGCATCATCTGCATTCTCACTGTCTCTGTAGTATCTTGTCCAGTCTGTATTCGTAAGAAACTTTAAACCTTTAGAGACATAAGGTGTTGTTTCTCCGCTTACGTTGATTGTTGTAACATAAAAGTCATCCCAATCTATTGATGAGTAGTCTGTAGTAATACTAGAACTATCAGACTTTAATGTGTACCATCTTGTTCCTGCAACTGTAGCAACTGTTACGTTACCATAGAAAGGGTCAGTGCCTCCACTAGCTCCTGCAGAAAAGAATGGAAGTTGTGGTTCTTCGTTGGCTATATCAAATATAGATTTATTAATACTATCTTTAACAAACTTCTGAATACCTGTAGCGTTTGTAAAGTTTGCAGCAGTCAATGGAACTTCATTGAGTTCTCTTAATACTTCGTTTGTTATGTCAAGATATGTTGTAGCCATTATTTTTTATGAACCTTTTGAATTGGAAAGTTTGCTTCTAAACTTGCACCCTTATGTTTTACAAACTTACCTGTGTGTTTCATTAATTTAAACGTACCATTTTTTTGTTTCATCCAATGGTGTCCTTTTGGTGCTTTAACTTTCATAGTTATTTAGGCATACACTTTGGCATTTCACCAGATTTGTATTCTGGTTGAGAACTACCTTTTTGTTTTGTTGGACCACCATATTTATATGGATTTCTTCCACCACCCATCTTTTTCATTCTTTTATCTTTACCGTACATATTATCTCCTATAAAAAGTGGAGGAGACCGAAGCCTCCCCCGAGTTTGACAACTTAGTCAATCACGTAGAATGCACTACATAAAGCATCATCTCTAAGTACTTTCGCACCATAGACATGTAAGCCTCTTACTATATCACCAAATGATGATGGGTCTCTCAACACTTCAGTTGAAAGAATAGTATTAGCAGTAGCAGTTGACGAAATGTGACCAGCCATACATTTACCAGTAGCATTAGATGTAGCAGCAACATTGTTAGATTTGTACATGTCAAATCCTCTTAGTTTACCACTTGATACTAAACCATTTCTGATAGAGCCTTGTCCAGCGTTAAAGTCAACAGACATTAACTTGGAGTCAGCTTTAGCTAATTCTTCATAGAATGAAGGAGGAGCTACGAACCATCTACCTTCTTCAGGTACATTTTGTTCGTCTAATAGTTTAGCAAATCTTGC